GATGGCTAATTCTTTTAGCTTTTTTTGATAACGCTCCACTCTTTTAATAAACATACTTTTAGCTCCTTCTAATTCGAGAGAATTGAGGAGCTTTATTTGTGGCTTCCCACTTCTACGGGCAACTACTACTGCCCCGTATTTTGGTGCTATACCCGTTAGACTTTCCAATCCTATACTATACGCTCCAAGTTGATGACAGAATTGTTCGATCATATCGTCAGATCTTACTTCTTTAGCTGTTTTCCAATCTACTATGAATGGCCCTTTTCCATCTATGTCCAGTAGGGCATCTGCTGTACCAGCAAATCCTAGTCCTTGCTTATAGACCGAAAATTCTACTGCATGAATGGCCGTTACACGTTCCATGATGAATGATCGTAAACCTCTTGCGTAGCCTGACGCACTCCAGCTAACACGCGGTGCGGACTCGGCTGCCTTCGATAAGGCCCATTGAGTGACTTTTTTAGGGCAACGTTCCAATCCATCATCACCAGTTCTCCATATACCTCGTTTATTTGAGTTTTGTCTGGCAAATTTTGCTCCAAGTTTAAGAATAAACTCTGCATGAGAGTGAGCCAGCTTTCCTCTTTCACAGGCAATGTCACGTTCCAAGGCTGAATCCGTCTTCTTAAGCCAATTTTCAAGGGCATCTTTTGTATGTTGGGGTGCAGTTTCTTTTAAAATATGTGTAACTGAGTGATATATGTTGTCGTCACCATCGCGGTAGACTCTGTACGGTCCACTGTTATCTTGAATTAGATTCCATGTTCTTAGAGATGCTAGTGCGTTTTGTTTGTCTAGCGTTCCCATGAATGGATAATAAATACACGTTCCCATAATTAATATACAGCAAAATAAAAGGGAGTCAATAGTAGACCCCCTATGAATGGCGAATTATTCCTCTTCTTTAAAAGGATCTCCTCCGTCAATTAATCTTGTTAGATCAAATCCATCACCCTGAACAGTATCCCACTCATCATCAACGGTCTTAGCCATTGCTTTTTTCTTAGGAGCAGCTTGTACAGTGTACTTTGTATCCGTGCCCTCTCCTGCACGAGATAGATAGAAGTCGCAGTCAGTCATAGAATCGGCATAATCTTCTAGCTGACTAATAACATCAAACTGTTGAGTGATTGTTTTTTGAGTCCAAGAGAATACTTGTACACGCTCCAAGTCATAATTATAGACGGGAACTGCGTGTGCAATTCTGCAAGGTTCAAAGGCTTTACCATCCCTTCCGAGAGATCTTACAAAGTCATCACCTAATTTATGTGTGATGTCCTCTGGTGTAGGATCTTCTGTAAAACGGAATGGTTTACGCTTTTGGGGATCGTTAACGTCATTACCCCATAGTTCGTAGAACATATAAGGCTCTTCTGCTAACAAAGCGAAACGAACTTTTTGTCCGCTTTTAATACTTGAAGGATTCAAGTAATTGTCTTTTGTATTAGAAGACTGCTTTGCGTCTTCGCTTGCAATAGTAGAAATGAAAGGCATAATGCGTGTTGGCTATGAAAGCCTGAGTTGCATTACTATTGTAGTACATAGACAAATACTTGTCAATGATATATAATAAGAAAACCCTAAAGGGTGGAGTTCCTTCAGGGTTTCAACATATAGTCTACAAGAGGTATTGTAACACATGAGTGGTATAAATTTCATCCCCGAAATCCCTTTAACTTGGTTAACTTGTCCGATATATGCCGAAGGTGTATTGTTACCGAAACGTAACGAAGCGAGTCCAGATAGATATTCAGACGGGAAAGTTCCTTTTGGTAAAGCGTGGAAGCAAGAACTTACAGTGAATGATTCTGCTCTGATGATTGAGCAAGAACCAGATAAGTTTAAAGCTATCGGTGTTTTTACAGGACAGAAATCAGATGGTCTTGTGATATTTGACGTAGATAAAAACCTAGCTGCTATAGAAAGTAAGTGGGGTAAAGATCTTAAAAAAGCACCAAAAGTTACATCACTCAGGAAAAATGCTGCCAAATTTTTATTTAAAGTTCCTAAAGAATTGTTAACAGAGGTAGCTTCTATTAGTCAGACTGCTGCTGGTCACGAAGGTTGGGAAGTTTTATGGGGAGGACAGGGTGTTATTGCTGGAGAATACTATAAAAAAGGTGTTGGTAAAGGAGAGTACAAGCTAGAAGGTAGCTTATTTGATGTACCAGATGCTCCAGAATGGTTGCTATCTCGTATGAAAGATCAATATAAGAAGAATAATCAGGATGTTGATATTAAATATGTAGACAACAGATGGAGTAAACGTACCAAAGAAGAAAGAGTAGCTATTGTCAGTGGTTGCTTGAGTGTTATTAAATACACTGGACCAAATAGTGAGGACTATTGGTGGGAGATAGGGGCAATGATAAACAATGAATTGCCTGGGTTAGAAGGTTTAGAACTTTGGAGAGAGTGGTCTAAAAAAGATCCTGATTATGAACATTGTTGGGATAGTGGTGAAGATCCTTGTGCTGCTAGATGGTATGCAACTTGGAGAAATGATGGTGCTAGATACAATATGTCTCACCTGATTAAACTGGCTGATGACGTAGACCCAGATAGAAAAAGATTTAAGGAAACTGGTTTAGATAAATTAATTGAAGATGTAGAATCTATTCCTCTTAGATTTAAAGAAGATATACCTGACGGTGAAGATTTAATTAAAAGGTATCAGGAAATAGACGGTGATCCTAAGAATGAAAACCCTGCGTTACATAATCAGGCGGTCCATAAATTAGCTATTGAAGCCAAGCGTGGTAATGCTGCTGAGATTGAAAGGCTGATTGATACACACGAAATGTTTAACAGGACTAAGGGGCAGAAACCTCTAACTCCTGATGAGCTAGACGATACACCTTTTGAATATTTGATTCCAGGATTACTGCCTAAACCTTGGACTCTACTTGTTCATGCTGATGGTGGTACAGGTAAGACTGCTATGTGCCAGACAATAGCTAAACATATTGGTCATGGAAAAGCATTTAATGTATATGGTGGATTAGTTGAAGTTCCTGTAGGCAAAGTTCTTTGGTTAAACGGAGATCAGAATGAAAGAATACTGAGAAGGCAGATGAAGTTGATAGGGTGCGATAAGAATGTAAAAGTTATAACTGAGTGGGATATGCAGTGGTACTCAAGATTTAAGAAGATACAGAATAAAAATAAATATGATCTGATTGTTATAGACAGTTTAGATGGCTGTAATGACAGTAACCCTTACGAAGAAAATAGAAGAGAGTTTGCTCTACCTATAAAGAAACTTGTTAGAAGAAATGGACAAGACTTTCCTGCTTGTTCGATTGTAATTATTCATCACAACACCAAAGAAGGTAAATTTAGAGGTACTTCAGCTATTAAAAATGCTGTAGATGAAACATGGAATATGCGTAAGTTATCTGTAACCGATATTGCAGAGATGGGTGTTACAGCCAACAGTAGATTGGTTAGTGTTGAGAAGTCTAGGGAGGACCGTGAAGGACTTCGTATGATATTTACATTGCTACCAGACTATACATACTCTATAAGCCCTGCTCCAGAGCCTACAGACGAGATAAAGATAGACACTCCAAACAAACATACTCTCGATATATTGCAGTTGATGAGAAAAGAATCGAAGCCTTGGTGTGTAAAAGATTTAGTAGATCACGAAACTGTAGGAGGTATGCACAGAAAAAGAGCTATCGTATATAGCTTAAATAAGTTAGAAGATCAGAAACTTATAGAAGAAGTTGACGTACCAAAAGGTAAAAGCAGAGGAGGTAGACCCTCTAAATTTTATAAAGCTGTTGGAAAAGAATTACCTAAGTCTTTTAGTTCCTTCACGCGTGATATACCCCGTAACGATATGTATAAACCCAATAATGTAGATACTGGAACGGATTTGAACAACAAAGAGATTTGTAAAAACCCTACTTTTGTAAAAACCCCTAAAACTCAAGGAGGTTTATACAAAGGTAAGGTTAATACAAAACCGATTGTTGTTGAAAACTCTTCCACTGGAACGAAAGAAGGTTTATACAACGATCCGTCTAGGTATATAGAAGAAGCTGATAAACTATGGAGGCCACAGAAAAGTGATAGATAGAGTAATTAAGGTATCAATCTTTCAAATGAAACAAACAAAAGATAGCCCTGTAGCCACTGTTCGCTATACAGAGTATGACGAAGATGCAAAACCTATAAAAGTAAATCAGGTTGATTACCACGATCCAGTATATTTTCATAGTCAAGTACTGGAAGCTGTTGGATACGGACTTGATGTTGCGATATTCACCCCTTTTTGTATAAGAAGTTTAGAAAAAAAGTTAGATAACTGGACAAAATAAACTATTGTGCTACAATAATGGAGCATAATTCTAGGTTCCTCCATGACCTCAACAATGACTAAAAAACCTGTAGAATCTTATTCTGTTTACACAGGAATAAGTGAACTAAAAAGAATAAGAACTTCTACCAGTATTGCTTTTGATACTGAAACCCTACAGATACAACCAGAAAAAGGTAAGCTCAGACTTATCCAACTAGGTTGTAACTTAACAAAAAGTATTGTAGTAATTGACTGTTTTGATTTAACCCATGACGATTGGGATATATTGAAGCAGTTTTTTCATTCTATAGATCGTTTTTGGCTTGCACATAACGCGGTGTTTGACCTTGGTTGGCTTCAAGAACATGACATATACCCTAAAGGCCACGTTAAATGTAGTTTTTTAGCAAATAGATTACTATATAACGGCATAACAGGTGTTAAGCACGGGCTAGATGCTGTATCTAAAAAACATCTCAATCTAATTGTTTCAAAAGAACAACAGAAATCTAATTGGGGTGCGGAAGTATTATCTACGGAACAACTTACCTATGCTGCTAAAGATATAGAAATACTGCTAAGACTAGATGATGTTCTTAATTCTAAAATTGTAGAAGCTGGTTTGTTTAAGGCTTATGATTTGGAATGTAGAGTGTTACCAGCTATGGCACAAATGTGGCGAGTTGGTCTACCTTGGAATAGAAAAGAGTTAGAGCAGTGTCGTACAGATTATGAAGATGATATTAAAGAATTGGGTAATGAATTTCTTAGAGAGCTTGATAATGATTTACCATCTGGAGAAAAGCTACCTAGAAATGAAGATGGCTCATTTAATCTTCGTGCGAAAGACGAAGGTTCGATAAGGTTAGGTACTAAAAAATATGCAGGGTTTAATATAAAAAGCTCTAAGCAGTTACTTGAAAAACTTACTTTAATATTACCTAAACCTCCTATGGATAGCGAGGGTAAGCCTAGTGTATCTAAGGAAGCCTTACGGTTATGTGCTGCTGATTCACACACGGTCCAGACGCTTATGACTTGGAAGAGAAGAGAAAAGCGTAGACAAATGGCAGAAAGCATACAGGATAAGTTATCTGAAGATGGTTTTGTTAAGGCTTCATATATGCAGTTAGGTGCAGATACAGGAAGAATGTCCAGTATTAAACCTAATAACCAACAGATACCTAGAGATTCAGAGTTTAGACAGTGTGTTCAAGCACCTAAAGGTTGGAAAATAGTTGACGCTGATTTCTCACAGATGGAATTAAGATTGGCTGCTGCTCTTGCAAATGACCGTAACATGATAAAAGCGTTCCAAAGTGGAGAGGACTTACATGAATACACAGCTAATCAAATGGGGTGCGAAAGACAGATAGCTAAATCAGCGAACTTTGGTTTGTTGTATGGTGCAGGGGCAGAAGGTTTACGAAAGTATGCTGGAAGCAGTGGTGTGATTATGTCTTATGAAGATGCAGTCAGGATACGCGATAGTTGGTTAAATACTTACAGTGGTATCAGAGAATGGCAGAAGAACAATCTAAACATAGCGAGAGATACCGAAGACGATGAATGGGCAGAAGTAAGAATACCTCAAACTAATATGAGGAGATTTCTTAAGGGTAAACTTAATCGAGTAACTGTAAGATGTAACACACCAATACAAGGTGCTGGTGCTGCAATATTGAAGTATGCCTTAAAGGATTTATGGCTTCAAGTTAAACAACAAGGGGAGGACAAGGTAAAGATCGCAGCAGCCGTTCATGATGAATTGATTCTTTTAGTTAAGGAAGATTTAGCAGATGAATGGGCTGAGATTCTTAAAACTACAATGGAGAAAGCGGAGGCTATTTGGCTCGGTGACGTACCAGCATTAGCTGAAGTATCCATAGGCGACAAGTGGAGCGAGGTTCATTGACTAGGCAAGACCGCATAAACGCAGCACTAAAGCGTATCCAAGAATTAGAAATTCTTATCAAGCATTGGTCAAAACATAAATGAACAGACTCCCTTTACACAAGTTGGGGGATTTTATAGAAAAAAGAGGATTATCAGTCTTAGGGCATTGTTACAAATGCAATAAGATTAGTTACCGCACCCAACAAGAAGCCAAAAAAGAAGCAGCATGCATGAGAAAACAAGGTAAAAACCACGCTTATGTCTATGCTTGCCCAAAAAGAAATGGATGGCATCTGACATCCATGAAACCTCAAAGCACTAAAACTCCAAAAACCAGAAAACCATCTAAAAGCGTTTCGAGTAAAACTAACAAACGAAGGAGAATGAACAAATGATTGGTATTTGCAAAAATGAACACGGTTGGTATATCTCCAAGCATAATAAACAGCTTGGAGTAAAATACTACAAGACCCTAACGGAGGTAATGCCTGTTGCCTATGCAGAAGAATATTCGAGTAGATCTAATGAAGGATCTATACAAAGAGATTCCAAAGGCGACTACCAAAGATCTGGGTAGTATCATTGAATTTCTAAAAAAAGCTAGAGAAGTTCGCACTGGTAAGACTCAAAAAAGGAGAGAAGCCAGAAAAAAGTATGTGGAAAAGCAACTTGATAAAGCCGATTTGCCATTTTGGTGGTAGAGTAGTACAAGAACAACCTTGTAAATGGCTCTCAAACACGGAAACAAAAGTTATTATCAAGTGCTAATCGACCCAAATAGAGCAGAACTTATAGAAAAAGCTGCCGACAAAGAAGGTATGCGAGGTACTGCGTGGGTAAGAAAGGTAGCTTATGAAGCATTACAACGTGAATTTTCTAGTTCTGAATATAAAATCGCTGAAGCCAAAGACGAGTTGATGTGGAGAGAATCTGTACAAAGACGAATTGACGGAAGAAAGCAGAAAAACTAAAACAATTTTAAAAAATGAAAAGAATAACTTGGGTCGAGTGCCCAGGCTGTAAGATGTACAGCGATCAGAAGGTCATCAAGTCTGAACGAAACTCAAAATTTATAACAATCCGCAGACGGCTTTGTTACGAGTGCGGACACAAGTGGTTTACGATCCAGTATCCAGAAATGATAGTGCCCGATATACAGGCTCGTTATGCTTCTCGTGAGTGACGTTTTGTTATTTTTTTATATTTCCAATGTAGATGAATTTGCTGTATCCACCATTTAACTTTATGTATTCCTGTATTTTTTCTTACGGGTGCTTTCATTACAGCTAATGTTGCCTCTAACTCTATTACTTTCATCATTGCCTTAGATAGTACTGCTTCGGCTCTAGCATGATTTTTCATCATATCTATACAGAAGGCTTTTAGTTTATCTATATCTTCGCAAGTCTGCACTTCTCTACATCGAAGTTCTATGGCTAGTTCAGCTTCGGGCGGTAGTTCCGTATGGATCATTTTTAAAAAGCCGTCATCTTTCATATTACTGAAGAGAGGTGGTGGAGCCTGGAAACATTCTGGACTCAATAAAAGCAACTGCTTGGTCATCTATCGTATTATCTGTTTGTTTGGCTATTGCCTTTAACAGATCTACTATTAATCTCTTCATTGCTTTTGATTTAATAAAGACTAAAAGAATAGGTTTTAGAATTTTTACCATCGGTTTTATGTGTTACTTCCCAAACATAGCTCTTTTGCTAGTATTAGACAAGAGTTTGCACTTCTATGGAAGATCAAGAGCCTAGTAAAGTCGAAACCATTGTGAAAGTTTGCGTACTTTTGTGGTCTGCCACACTACTCAGCCTTTCTTATTACGAACCCCCATCAGGTAAAAAAATTGTAGACTTTGACCCAACATTCATTGCAAGTATTTTCAGTGCCTCCACTGCTTCACTTGGTTTTCAGATAAAGAAGAAAAAAGATACTATAGTAGATAATAAAAATAACAAAGTAGGAATCAAATGAAAAAGCTACTTCCATTTTTATTTATTGTATCCGCACCAGCTTATGCAGATATAACGCATAGTATTCAGTCGGTAGCGAGTGTATCTACACT